GGTTATTCTTTGTACTCTTGGATCCATCATTTCTCCAAGATGTTCCCATTTTATATCACCTTTTCCCAATCTGTCAACTATTGCATTTTCTATATCTATCGGGCCATCTAGACAATTAATAGTAAAGTCTGCGTGATATTGGTAAGCGTTAATTTGTACTCTGAAGTTTTTAGGGTGCATTTTTTCTTTCTATGTTTGAAATGAGGCGGGATTGTGTCCCGCCTCAAATTATTTATTAAGCACCTGGTGATGCGTAGATTCCTCTAGGATCAGATACGCCAAATACGTATCTTTCTCTAGCTTTGTATCTAACATTGCCAGTATCGAAATCGCCTTC